AGTCCGAGACGGCTGAAATTCTACCTACTTAATCTTCTTTGTAATCTCGTCGCTGAGCTTCTTGATGAAGTTCACGCCTGCAATGCCATTCTCGCTGTACCCCCACTTTTTCAGCAAGGTATTAACTGCCTTTGCAGTACCTTTTCCGTATGTACCGTTCTTATCCATACCTACGTTGTGGAGTTTGACCGCCTTCGCAAGAAGCAGCAGCTCCTTGAGCGCAAGCACACCGTTTGTTTTGTCACCCTGCTTGTAGCCTGTCTTGTCAAGCACTTTCGCACTTATCTTGCTCTGTTTCTTTGGTCTCAGGAAGCCTGCAATATGGTCATAAGTATGCTTGACCTTAGTGCAGGCTTTTCCACTCCAGTTTTGGTCATACGAATAAAAATAATTCGTGTTGCCCTCACCAGTGCAGATTGCTATGTGACCCCAGCCGCCATTCAACGTGCCTGACCATATCGCTACATCGCCCTTTTTCGGCACGAAACTTGGTGTGTTCTTTACCTTTGTGAAATTTGCTTTCAGCCAAGTGTTCTTATCGAATAAATCCCAAAAATGGTGAGCGTCATACCAGAAATTCTTGATACCTGAGCCGAAGACCTCGTTGAAATATGCCGTTGCAAGGTCTACACACTGTTTGCCTGCTGCGCCGTCATAGTTAACAGCTACGCCATTGTGCTTCTTGATAAACTCATCATATGTCATTTTCTATTCCTCACTTTCGTTTGTATCCACTTTGCTTTCAACTGTGATTTTAAGCTTGTGTACTATCTTCACCAAGAATGACGGCAATGGTATACCTATCACCGCAAGATTTTCCAAGATAGAAATACATTCATTGATGATAAACCATATCGTCACGATAAGACCGAAGTAAAAGCTGACGTTTACCTCAATGCCTATCTGTGAAAGTCCTGAGATAAAGAGCCAATCGAGTACGCCTGACACCGCCACCACAAATATGTACCCAACTTTCTTGAAAAGCCCTTTAAGACCGACACGGCTTGAAAGTTCGCCCCTGTTCCATGCTTTCCACATTCCTGTAATGTAGTCAATGATCATCACAAGAACCAGAATGACTATAGGTATCGCCATGACACGGAAATACGCTGACAGCCCTGCGGCTATTGCTGATATGATGATTTTTGCTGTGTTTTCTTTCATTACTGTTCCTCACTTTCGTATGTTTGTCCCGTGATTGTTGTATACTCCTCAGCCGTGATCCACTTGCCGACGGCGGTGTGCACCATAGCAACCGACCACAAACGGCTGTCATAGTATCTCTTGACCTTTGCGTAGTTTTTACTCATCGCCGCTCACCTCCAACTCAACACCGTTCAACATAGCCAGAAAATCAACATTTGCCTTTATCCTGTCTATCTCGGTGACCTTTGGTTTGTTGAAATTATCTTCCGTCAGCCCCATGCTCTCAACCATAGATTTTTCTAAATCCGTCATGTTGTACCTCCTATCTCTGAAAGTTTCACGATATATTCTTCTTCGCTTGGAACGGGTATTCTGTAATCGTCATTACCCCCCTTGAACGTCACTGAACCGCCTGCTTCGACCTCCATATTTCGCAGGAAATCATCTGGTATTAACGATGAAATGTCGGTGACAATTGGGGCTGCTAGTTCGTAGTACAGCATTACACCTGACATTGCCTGTTTGAATGCGGTGGCGTCGGTGTAGGCGGTGTCTCGCACACGCACTATCGTACTTTCCAAAACGTATAAACCGGTTACGTTGTCAGTAACGCCAATCTTAGCATACTGATATTTTGAACATAGAAAATTTGGTGTGCCACCCCGAATGTCCGAGATACCATTCAAATAGAAAAATGGGGTGTAGTCGCCGTCTTTGTACATCAGCCAGTTTTTTGTCCCCAAATCAACGCTGTTCACACACTGAACATATTTTTTATTTTCATAGTCCACATAGTTTCGTGCCGTTCCTGCCGACCAGCCGTAGCCAGGCAGAGCCTTAATTGCTTCGGGGATTGGGAAGGCGGTATCACCCACAGCGACCTCTGTCACCCCAGCACTGACTATTTCGCCAGCATTATACGGATAGTAGGTAGCTGGGAACATGGCTTCAAATTCTTCCACAGTTGTGGGCTCGTTGCCTGAACCGAACATGGCGGTGAGGTCAAATAGCTGTGGTGTGATTTGAAAATTCACAGTAACGTCAGCGTCAAGACGTAATCGCATCTCTATGGCGTTGTCTGCATTTGTAAATATCGTGCCTTTGCCATATTCGTAGAACCTTTTGTCTGTTTCAGATTCGTTATTATAAAAACCATTAAAATTAGATAATTCGGCTGTATCACTAGCATGGGAATGAAAAAGATATTTGTGCCCTATGATTGCCGTCTGAACAGGTACAATTCTTAGAAAAACTACATTTGTTGACGTTCCACTAATCTGTAGTGTTTTGTCAATTAGCTTTGCTCCTGTAACACTCGCAGATTTTGCCTCTATCAGTTGTGATATCAGCTGATTCCACACCACCGATTTACCACCCACGTTCTTCACTGACATCAGCTTTGCCCCCGTAGGAATAGTCTTCTGATATGCCGTTTCGCTGTCCGTTTCAAATTTGTGTGTCACACCATTGCCCATGTCATATAACGCATTCACCCTGCGTTGTAGTTCCTTATCCGTCAGCTTTACGTTAGCTATCTCTGCTGTATTCTTGGCAATCTGTGCAACTGCCGTAACATAATCTTCAGGCAAACTATCAGCTACAGACTGTGCTTTCTGGGCGGCAGCCTCAGCTGCTGTTCTATCCTCAGCAACCTTAGTGGCGTTTTCTGCCACTGTAGTTTTGTCGACTGTCACCTGTTCTGCCATTTCCTGCACCGCCTGTCTGTCTGCCGTAGTGCTGTCAGCGCAGGTCTTTGCGGTTTTAGCATAGCCTGCTGTTATGGTCTTGTCAGCTTCGGTCTGCTGTGCTGATGCAGATGCCTGCGCTGCGGATATCTTGGCGGCGTTCTGTGCAGTGACCGCCTCTGTGCGTGCGGTTTCTGCACCCTGCATGGCGGTTTCTGCTTGTGTTGCGGACGTTTCAGCAGATGTCTTTGCGGTTTCAGCACGGCTTGCCGCCTGCGTTGCCGTATCGGCTGATACTCCTGCGGTGGTAGCTGATTTCTCAGCGTTTTCAGCCGCTGTTGTCGCTGTTTCTGCAGCGGTGACGGCTGTCTGCATATCTGCGTGTGCCTGTCTTCCTATGGCGTCTATGCGGTCTAGTGCGTCAGTTGCCACACTTGGTGACGGTACTGCATTATCGCCTATAGCCGCACCTATTCTCAGGCGGAAAATTCGTGATTTCTTCACCAGCACATATTCATCACCTGACAGCTTCTTCGCCGCTATCTGGCAGCTGACTGTCTGCGCTGAACGCAGTATATCTGCCGTAGGTGTCCACTGTCCGCCTGTGATATCGACCTCGTACTGAACACCGTCGCCGTAGTCTATCGTCATTACATAGCGGTCTGCGCCGTCTATCTCCATGCCCTCAACAGACACAGGTCTAGCATTTGTTTCACCAACATAGCCTAGTAGGGCTGTGCTTAGGGCTACATCGTAGTCTGAATTTAATGTTATCGTCATTTAATCACCTCTCTTTACTCTATTGCAATATAATCAACATAGTATGTTCCTGTTGGCACGGTTCCTGTTGCCCCAGCTCCCATGCAGACACTCATATAGTATGACGTTCCTGACCCATAAACGTGGGTGCAGTAGTTCTGATATGGTGTTGGTGTGTCTGTCTGCCGTAGCGTTGCTATTACCTGTTTAGGTGCAAAGGTCAGTCCAAGCGGTATCTGCATCAATGGATTCGCTTTCGTCATCTTGTATTCCACAGTGCCATAGTGTATCTTGCCGGCTCGGCTCAGTATCTCATCGATTTCCTCCCCGGCGTGTTGCATCGGATAATCGTTTTCAGTGATATCCTGCGCCAGTGTCAAATTTTCATCAGCCATTATCTCGCCCCCTTAAAGCTGTTCTTCAACGCTCAGACCTACCGCTGAAATATCAGCACTCAGTCCGCCGTCAAAAGTAAATCCTAAATTTGTTATTGGTATGTCATAGCTGTCTGCACCGTTGGTGTAGGTCACCACGTCACCTATGTCGAAACGTGGGTCACCAAGTCTGTGGTACAATTCGGTAGTGTACCACGAAAATCCACCTATCCTGCGCCACAGAGATTGTAGCAAAGACTCTGTCATGTATGGATTTTCAAACTCTAAAACTCTACCCTGCGTTGTATCTGTCACACCAAGCGACAGCGTTACATCATCACTCACTTTGCAGATAATGCCCACGATAGCGTTCTGCCTTTCAGACAGTGTTGGCAGGTCTATTGTGTTGTTATCAAGCGTTTTCACGCTCGAGCCGTACCATTTTCGGACGTACCGCCCGAAGCGGTCAACATACCCGAACTGCCCCTGAGCTGAGGCAAGGTAAGACAGCATTTGCCGCATGGTCACGTCCTTTGGCACTGAGCTGACCTTGAAATAGAAATACTTTGAGTACAGCACCTTGCCGTTCTTATCTATCAACCTTCTGCCGTTCTTGTCACGCAGTAGTCGCACCTCTGTGTAGTCATTGCCGTTCTGCAATCCTAATTGTCTGCAAATGTCGTCTTCGACGGCTTTATTCCAGTTTGGCATAGGGATATGCGGTACATATGGCTTGTCCGAGAAGTACAGCCTGTCCGCCATTGTCAGCTGGACACTGCCGCCCGACTTTTTCGACTTAACGCAGGTGAAACGTCCCATTGGTATTTTTTCGTCGCCAAGCATCTCTCCAAGCTTGCTTATCTGCTCCACTGTCAGCTTTGAAAGCTCAGCGTAGGTGTAGGATTCTAGGGTGGAGTAGGTGGTAAATGCCGAGCTGTCTTTCATATACAAACTGAAAACATACTCATTCCCAAGATACTTAGTTCCGTCGTCAACCAGTTCCGCCGTCACACTCTGAGAGCAGACAGCTCCAAGCTCTATATCATCACTTAGAGAGGTTGATTGAATGTCTGTCTGAACGTTCTGAATGCCGTCATATGCCACAGGTTCTCCGCTCTGAACGTCCTCTATCCACATACCCCACAAGGCTTTGTAACTCTCTATCCTGCTTGTTATCTCATTGCTTGCTATGGTGTACATATGCCCTCCTAACGTTCTGCGAATGTGACAGTACAGCTCTTGTAATACTCACCACCGTCAAGTCTGACAAGCCCCTGCGGTACATAGTCGCTTGCGTTGGCAGATATAGAATAATACTTGCCATTGTGCCAAAACTCCAGTTCTGCAAAGTCGGGTCCGTCCTCGATAAGGGATTGTATCTCGGCCGAATCTGCGACAGGAAGCATTGTCCACTTGCAAGGCAGTTTATATTTGCAGAACTTTCTTGCACCCACAAACAGACCTGTTGTATTCACTCGTCC